TTGCTTCGCAAAAAATTGAACCATCTTGATTTATCATAAAAATACCAGTTAATCCATCTATTCTTGATGCCGATGGTTTATACCATCCTGAATTTGTACTATCTAAATTTATTCCTGTTAAACAAGCATCTAAATTTGTGTGAATAGTTGTTCCAGTCCATTTAGTCTCAGCTATTTTTTTAAGTGCTTTTACTTTTGCGTTGTTTTCTGTTGTTTTTGCTAAAGTTGTCATTTGTTTTGTTTTTGTTTTTTTTTCAATACGTAAATTTAATATTATTTATTTGAATAAAAAAATATTTACAATAATAAAATAAAAAAAAATGTCCGCATCGAAAAACGCGGACATGAATTAGAACACTTTTAACAACTTACTACTTACACTTTATTTCCTGTACTCGCCAAACTTTGAAATACTAATCTCAAAGTTTTTCACGTCAATTTTTAATTCCTTGAATTGCTCAAGCGCCTTTTCAACGCTTTCGGCTTCAATGATCATTCTTTTGTCATTGTACTTTATTTCGTATTTCATCAGTACCATTTTTTTATAAGGTCAAAAATAAAGTAAATGGCGAAAGCCAAGGTAATAATACCTCCAGCTGCAACGAAGATGCTGGCGGCATCTTTAATCAATTTTTGTTTTTCTCTTTCAGTAATCATTTTTTTTCTTTTTCTAAATTTAAAATATGGTCTTCAAGTTCAATAATTCTATCAGACATTTTTTCAATTTCTGTGTCTAAAACATTCATATCGTCTTCTAAATTATCAATTTTTTCAATCAAATTATCAATTACTTCTTTGGCATCGGCATATAAATCATACGCTTTCCTTTGTAAATTCTTATCATTCATGATTTTTCTTTTCTTTTTGTTTTAAACGATATTCTTTTTGATAGGCTTTTATCTTTTCAGCATTTTTAAGCCTAAATCTTTTGTGTTTGTCATATAATAACTCAGGCTTTTCCACCTTGTTTTTGTAATACCTTATTTTTTTGGTTTCTAAATTTCTTAAGCGCCTTTTCTCTTTGTGGTATTCGGACATATTTCTATAATATGCCTTCATGTATTCCGATTTTCGGGCTTTCTTTTCTTCTTCACTCATATTTACTTTTTAATTTTCGTTCTCGATAGGCTTTTGCTTTAATTTTCAATGCTTCAATGTTCGCATAATAATAAGCAAGACTTTTGTCTTTTCTTATTTGCCTTTGTTCGTCCGTCAACTTCCAATAATTGTCCTTATTCCTGAGCCGTGTTGCCTCCCTTCTTTTATCCTTTTGAAAAGGTAACATTTTTCTATAATATTCGCGGTCATACGCCCTTTGCTTTTCCCTTTCTTCTTCGGTCATAGGCTATTTATTAAGATAGTTTTTAGAAGCTACTGGATCTTTGCCTTGATTCGAATACTTTGCGTCTTGCTTTTTATCATACGACACATTTGGCATCTCGCTTATGTCCTGGTAAGTCAGCTGAGCAATTTTCATTCCCGCGTAAATCTTCAGCGGTTGAACCGTCAAAAGCTCCAACGTCCAATGTCCCTTGAATCCAACGTCGCCAAATCCTGCTGTCACGTGGACGAATAAACCAAGCCTCCCGAGACTTGATTTGCCTTGAATGATTGGCACGTGTTTCAACGTCTCCGTGTATTCCACCGTTGATGCAAGGTAAACAATGCCAGGTTGCAGAATTATCCCTTCATCTGGAATAATGATTGGTGCGGATGGGTTTTTCTTGCGCACATCCAACACGCGCTCCGTGTAAAGCACCAAAGTATTTGACAAGGTCAAATCATACGAGTTGGTGCCAAGGTTCTCAGGAATAAAAGGCTCTATAACGATGTTACCTTCGTTAATTTCGTCATTAATTGTCTTGTCGGTTAAAATCATTTTGTTTCGTTTTTAAAGTTTTAGAAGTTCCTCTTTTACTTCTTGCCAAAAATCATATTCATCAATATCAGTATTCCATATTACATTTAATATTTCAGCAACTGCAACTAACGCACATCTAATACATTGACTATCTGCGTTGTCTTGGTCAGTGTAAATTATCATATCCATTTTATTGAACAATTCTTCTGCTTTTTGTTTTGCTGTTTGTTTCATAATTTTTCTATTTCTTGTTTAACTTCTAACCAAAAATTAATTGTTCCGTTTATTTCTTCTGTCCAAAAATCTAATTTTGTCCATTCGTTATTAAAAATTTGTAGTATCTTATCAACTGCAATCAAAGCACATTGTTTAGCATGGTTTAAAGCCGCAAAAATTTCTTGAAATTCTCCTAAAGGCTCATGAATCAAAGTGTCGTTAGGCATTGTCATATAGAATAGTCCAACTAATTCTTTTGCTTCTTCTTTGGCTGTTAAAATCATTTTGTTTCGTTTTTAAAAGTTTCGTTGTAATATTTTTCAAACCAACGATTTGAATTTTCGTCAAGTGCTTCATTAAAAGTAATTTCGTGTTGTTCCTTTTCTATTTGTTTGGCAATTTTAAAACGCTCTTTGTATTTATCTCTTAGTACTTCTGAATCAAAAGAAACAATGCCAAGTAAACTTGTTTCTAAAATTTCAACTGCCGTTTTTATTTTCATTTGTCGTATTTTTTACGGTTATCAAATTCCTTTTTTGTGTAAAAATATTCAGTCAACATCTGAGCGTTGCATTGCAAGTGCGCCGCGTGCAAACAACCGCTTTCCTGGTCAATGTCCTCACCGAGGCGAATGGCTTCAAGGTGACGTAAGGCGGAGGCAATCACCTCGCTCCACGGCATTCCCTTTTCCCAGTTGCCAGCTGGATATTTGTCCAAACCCTTCGTCCAAACTTTGGCGCATTCACGGTTAGCCAACGGGGGAATAAGGTCGTATCTGATTTTTTCATCGTTGAACCTCAGTCCCCTTGTATCTGATTTCATTATCTTTTTCAATTCATTTTCCAAATCGTCGGTCATAACTTCCATTTTAATGGGTATGTAAAAAACTTTTGTAAACCTCGCTTATCTGCTTGCAAGTCTGCTCAATTAAAACAATGGCTTTGAGTAAGTCATCCATTTCAAAGGTATGGTTTAATTCATAACTTTCACCGGTAAAAGATAAGCCGTTTTTCGTCATCTTTGTCCCCAGCCAGTTGATTTGACTTTCGGGAATTGTTTCCCCATTTACAAACATTGCCAGGGCGTACACTTTCATTTGAAGGCTTGTTTTCAAGGTCTCCATTGTCCACGGTCTTCCTGAGGTTTTAAAGTCAATAACGCGGTTGTTCTCCCTGTCCCATGCGTCAATGTATCCAACGACTTGAATGTCATTAATACTCAGGCTTATTGGTTTCTCAGCTTCAAGCCCTTTGAAGCCTTGTATTTTATCAATGTAAAAATCGGGAAAGGTTTCCATGATTATACCATTTTTGATAAACGCCTCCGTATCCTCGGCAAAGCGCTTGCCAAAATCCATGTAAATGGATGGTTCTTCAGGAAGGTTTAAAAAGTAACGATTAATGTACTTTTGACGGTCACTGTACCAAAGGTTGATTTGGCTGACTGATATATATTTTTTTGGAAGGAGCATGGTTAATATTATTTATTTATATTAAGACGTAATTTTGTTTCATAATCATATTGTTCCTTTTGTTCCTTTAAATATCTATTTTTTGCACCTTCCCATATTTGTTTTTTAAATGGTTCAAGCCACTCCTTAGCCCCTTGTATATAACCCTTTTCAAATGCCTTAGCAATTTCCTCAGCATACATTTTCTTTGCCTCATTCAAAGCATCGACAATGGCTTTGTATTCGCTTTCGTAAAACTCGGAGGCGTCCAATACCTTATCGTAAAAGTATTCCAACGACGTTTCTTTTTCTTCTTGGTTTTCCATGGTTCTTTTGTTTTTAAAATGGGAATTTTTCGTCTTTAATAAGTCCGTCGGTATATTTAACACCTTCTTCGTAACCTTTTTCAAAAGCAACTTTTAAAGATTGTTCATGCTGCTCTTCTAATTCAATCAAATCATTTTCAAGTTCTTCAATTTTTTGTTTAAGCATAATAAAAATATCATTAATTTCAGTCGATATATTATCTAATGCTCTTTCTAAATATTTGTCGTTCATTTTTTTTGTTTTTGCGGCGCGGTAAAACCCCAGCCATTTTTCAGGCTGGGGAAAAACGTACCAAATTGATTAAAAATATTTTCCGATTTGAATAAAGATCGTGGCGGCGGCAGGTTGCGCCTGGGCAGGTTCTAAGCCTGATGCTTGCAACTGGTGAAATATGTCAGCATAAACCGAAGTCATTAACGTCGCCTTTTCCGTGATTTCATCATGTGTTAGCTTACCGTTGCTTTTAGGGGGTACATTTGCCGCCTGCTGCACGTTCGCGCCTTCGGTGGGTGTTTGTACCTTTTCAGGTATTTCGTCGGCTGTGACCATGTCAAATGCGACCTTGTAACTTTTGCCGTCGTGAATGATGGTAACGGTGTCGTCTTTTTTCAAAGCCATTAACTTTGTATCGTCTGGTTTTCCGTAAACGCGGATGTCCGTACCGTTGTCTAATGTGATTGCGGCGTTAATGGATGGTCCATATTGACCCTCGAACACTTTTCCCGCCGTGTATTTAACCCTGCCTTTTAGAATATTCATTTCCTGCTTGAATTTGAAAATTTTGAGAATCGTACCACATTTGTTTTTTGTGGTCACTTATTGCCTTCCAGTCTATTTCCTGAGCGTAACTAATCTTATTTCCTGTGTAAAAGTATTTTTCAAGTTCACCGACTCCCCTTTGCCTCCACCATTTTTGCAAGTGCTTTGGTTCAACGATATGGTTGGGACAAATGCTTAATGAGGCATTGAGCGCGAAGTCTTGTATATTAATCATCTTGATTCGGTTATTTGTTGGCATTTAATAATCGCGATTTTGCAACAAGCAATAACTTCAATTCTTAGTTTATTAATCGCAGTATCCAAAACCCTTGTTTCATGAGCCTCCAATGTTTCAAGCATCGTTTTTATACAATCAAGGTAATGATCGTGCTTCGCTTCATTATGCCAACTAACATAAGCCTGAATCATTCTTTGAGAGTAAATCCAAAAATCAAGAACAATCCAAAAGTCGGCGCGAGCCTCGTTTCTTAATCTTTCGTTTTCGCCTTCAAGATACACGATGCGTTCCTCGTAATAACGGGTAAGAGCGTTGTTTGTAAAAGTGCTTTCAATGTTTTCCATTTTGGTTTGTTTTTAAAGTGATTGATTTGTTAAAATTGTCCAGTCCATTTCGTTCTCAGCAACAAGAGGCATGAGGTTTCGACTGTTGATTTGTGGATATAATTCAAGGTCAATGTCATGCGGCTCAAATGTCCAGCCGTGAATCTCCATGTTATCTTCAGGCGAATGCGGCGACGTTTGCCCGTACAATCCGAAGCCGTGGGAGAAGATAACGTGTACAAAGTGACCCAGCTTTTTATCAAGGGTACATTTGCAGGTGTATTTTGTAATATTCATTTGGTAAGTTTTTGAAGGTGGAAAAATGGAGTTGTTAGCTCCATGATTCTTGAACTTTTTTAATATCCTGGTCTAACTTGTTTAGATACTCGTTTGCCATTCTTGCAACTATTGGCATTTTGTTTGCCTCCCATTCTTCATCGGTGCAACCCTGAGATTTTACCGCGTGATAAACAGTTTTTACAAATGCTGCATCGGCTACTAATTCGTGAACCTTGTCAAAGTGGTTTTTTAATTCATTCATTGTCATCATGATAATTGGCTTTTGTTATTTTCAATACGTAAATTTAAATATAATTATTTGAATAAAAAAATATTTACAAAAATAAATTAAAAAAAAGTGAGGCATAATTTCTATGCCCCACCAAAACAAAACCAAATTATGAAACTTATCTTAGCAACACCTTGCGCCAGACGGCTAACTTGTAAGCAAGTGCGCGGGCACGGGGCATATTTCCTTCTTCAATTTTCCTCATGTGGTTCTTGCGATCAATTAAATTATCTGAATCGGGCTTTTCCTGCTTTGCCATTTCCTGAGCCTCAAGCCACAAGGCTTCCTTTTCCCCTTCCTTCCATTCATTGATATAACCACGCTTAACGCATTCGTCGTACCAAAATACGGGTATTTCTTCCAATGGCTTTTGAAAGTTTTTCAACTTGTTATCAAAGTCCTTATCGTATTCCTCAGCCACTTTACCCAGGCGTTTAATGCGATCTTCTTCTTCTTTCTTCGCCTGAATGTCGGAATCCATGGCAAAGTATATCTTTTGCCTCCATGTTATATAAGCCGTTAATATTCGACCAATGGCATGAAGGTCAACTTTGCCGTATAATTTGTGGTCATTAATATCAAGTTCTTGTTTTGCAAACTTTTCAAATGCCAATTTAATTTCATCGACGGCAAGTAACTTGTAATTTGAAATAAAGTCGGTGACTTCCATTAAGTGCTCTGGCTTTGGCTCAATGCCATACACGGGGAGAAGTTGGCTTAATGTTTGGGCAATCTTCGGGATGGCTTCCTTTGTACCTGTTTTAAAAATCCTTAATTCGCGGTTCTGGATAACAAGCTGCACGTCTTGTATTTTTTCTTCGACGCGGTTGGCAATCATTGGTAAATTGTTCATAATTGGTTGTTTTTATTAATCTTGAAACTTTGCCATTCTTTCGGCAAGCAATTCTTGTAATTTATCATTATACGCCTTGTCCTTTGCCGCTGGGCTTGTCGTTTGATACGCGGTAAATATCTTTGAGGCTTGTCCGTAAATGTTTGCAATGGTGAAATTTGCCCTCAGCCATTTGTCATTCAGGTTCCATGCCGCTTGAATAAACACCTTCAACGCCTCAAGGCTATCGCCCTGTCTGTCTATTTTGTCAATGTATTGCATAAGAAATTTCATTTGACCCGCGTCTTTGGGCATCATGATGTAATGTCCATTCTGGTCAGTCGGATACGCGGCGCCAGATAAGTTTTCGAAGGTTTGGCAAAACACGGAGAAGGCGGCGTAAGTGGGGGAGGGAATCTTTTCTTTTTCTTTTTTCGCGGAACTTTTTTCTTTTTCTAACTGTGTTATTAAAGTAAATGGATTAACCTTTTTACTTTGGTTAATTTCATTTTCAGTAATTTCAATTTTTTCAAATTCGGTAAAATCAGAATGATTTTCAATATTATCTGAGTTAGTAAATGTATTTAGTACTTGGTTAGCAACTGGTATAGGTTCGCCCTTTCGTGAAAATCGATTTGCCCTTTTGGAAATATCCATTTGCCCATTTGGTAAAATGGTATTTCCCTTTTGGTCAAATCCATTATCTGGTAAATGAAAGTTATCTGAAAGGTATAAATCTTCGTTAACAAAGGCATACCAAATCGTTCTGTCGTAACCGATTTTATTATAATTACCTTTTATTAAAATACCTTTATCGACAAGGCTTTCAATAATCCTTCGCACTTGCTTTTCGCTCCAAAAGGTAAAATACAAACCAAGTGACTTATTTGTATTATACGTCCAATACTTACCATCATTAAAATTATTTCCATTAGCCTTATTTAACCTTATCCAAAATTGGAAGGATTTTATCATAATGGCTTCGTCAATACCGTAACGATTAGCAAATTCAACGTTAAATGAAAACTCCATAAGTTATAATAAAAAATGCCCAACGAGTAGGAGTTCATTGGGCAATGTGAACAATGCGGATATTGTCCCGAAGTTCTTTTGAATCGCTCCTACCTGATTCAAAAGAATAACCAAAGATAATAAATATTTGGCAAATTATATATAATATTTTGCTTCGCCTTCACCTTTTGACCAGTCAGCCAAAATAACACCTTTCTCAATTAACTTATTAACGGTTATGCAATTAAAATGTGAGCCGCCGTCTTTTGTGTTAAATTTGTCTGTTGGATAAGCAAAGATTGATTTGTCTTTAAACTCTGGAAGCCTGATTAATTTGCGTAAATCGTAAATAATATATCTGCTTATATTATCCTTTTCCTCGTCATAAAAACAATAAAAATAAAACCATGATTTATTGAGTGAAGAAAACTCCAAAAGTTTTTCGTACTCAGATTTTACCTCAGGGTTTTGGCTTCTTGTTTTAATCGTAATGTCAATAATGTCTCCGTACTTTTTTCGTGCCCTGTGACTTATTTTAAACTCAGGAATATTTACAAATAAGTCAATAGCGTTAATGGTATCGTCATATTTTCCAGATTCCTTAATAAATTCGACCAACGATATTTTATAAAGTCCTTGATTGAAAAATTTTGAAATATGCTCCTTTGCCTCTGGAAGGCTTTTGTCTGAGTACTTTCTAAATTCTTTATAATTAACACTTACCATCTTCAAGTCTTTTTAAAGTTATCTTATAATTTTGTTCGTCAATTTCGCATCCAATGAAATTTCTTTTTAATTGATTTGCCGCAATGACAGTTGAGCCACTTCCAAGGAAAGGATCGAAAATTGTTTCATTGACGTTGGTACTATTTTCAATGAGTTGCTTAATTAAATCAACGGGCTTTTGAGTGTTATGAAATCTTTCATCATTAAATCTGCATTGAATTATATTTTTGGGTCTTGATAAAAATTCCCTGTTGCCTCCAGCGAAAACAATCATTTCATAAGAGCTCGAATAATTCCCTTTTAAGTCACCCATTCCCATGAATAATTTATCCCATATTATGAGGTTCTTGATTTGAAAATGCTTTGAAATAATTGCATTGAATTGAGGATATATTTTCCAGTTACAAAAAATGTAAATGTGTGCATTGTCTTTTAATTTGCTTTTTACTTCAAGTAACATTTCATCAAGCAAAAGCAAAGCATCGTCAATGTTTCCATCGTTTTCAATCTTGCGGCTCAGTTGATTGTCATACGCGCCAAATTGAATGTCAACGCCGTAGGGTGGGTCGGTTATTAAACAGTCAATACTTTTATCCTCAATGGTTTTAATAAACTCGATACAATTTCCATGAAAAATATTTGTATTGCTTTCGTAAACTTTTTCAATTATCTCAATCGCCTTTTGCGTTTTTGATTGTTCATTCTCCTCCTTCTTGATTTCCTTAAATGCCTCGTTTATGCTTATTTGCCCAGTGCTTACCTTTGCCTTGATTTCGGGGGAGGCGGTGGCTTCAATCTTCTTTACCTTGCTTATCGTATCATGTGAAACGTTCGCAACTTTACCTAATTTATACCTTGTCTCATTTTCTAATTTATTTCCTTCCGCAGATTTCTGCGGAAGCAAAATACCTCCTTGTCCTCCTTTTTGCTTTTCCTTTGCTTTCTCATTGTAAACGCCTTCAAGATGCAAGGCTAAAACACTCCGTTGATAATTGTTTAAATTCCTTCTCCCGAATTGATTTACAATCATCCAAACCTTTACCGTTAAAATATCTGGAAATTCCTTTTCCACGGTTTCAAAGTCAATGTCGTATTCCTGAGCAATCCTGTACCTGTTGTGTCCATCGACTAAAATACCGTTCCATGTCACCAATGGGTCGCGTATTCCTTCTTCAAGAATATTACGTTCCAGTTGCTTAAATTCCTCACTTGTTAACGGTGGGATTAAGACTTCAAGTTCTTTTAATATTTGCATGAGTATAAAAAAAAATTGCCAACGAGTAGCAGTTCGTTGGCAAAGGGTTAGAACAATGGTTTGTTCCAATTTCCTTTTGAATACCTGCTACGCCATTCAAAAGAACATTACAAATATACAAAATATTAATTACTTTCTCCTTCTTTTTTTCCACGGCGGATTCCCCAGTGCGCTTTGCATTTCCATGTATTTTACCACGGCTGGCGGTGTTTCGTATGTCAAAACCTTGTCCAATGCTGCCTTAATATAATTTGCCATACCTTTACTTTTTCTCCCGTTTCACGAACAAAAGCCCCCACGGCGTTACCTCCGTCGCTTCCCTCAGCAAGTCAAAACCGTGTCGATGAAACAAGGCAACCCATTCGTCCTTTTGCTTCAGGTTAATATGTCCCCATTCAATGTCGAACGCTGGATCGGCTGAGGCATGAGGAGTGGACGTAAAATAAAAATACTTTTTACAGGTCTTGTAAAGGATTGGCATGACAAAGCTAATTTGTTCGTCGGTCATGTGTTCAAAGACTTCGGTGGAGTAAATGGCATCGTATGAACCATGAGTCTTTAATTCATATCTTCCTAACTGGTATTTCGTCACCCATTTGGCAAGTAAATATCTCCCTGGGTCAATGCCCTTGCTTATCGCAAATTCTCTTTCATACGGGTTAATGTCATACCCAACGTGTTTATACAAGCCCACGCGCTGGCAGGCGGATAAAAAGAATCCAAGTCCTGATCCGAACTCAAACACGGATTCACACCCCATGATTTGCAAAACCCTTGCGCCGTTGGTATGCAAGGAAACAAGGGGTTCGTAGTCGCGCGTGGTAAAACCAAGTTCAACGGATTTGTCAAAAAAAAATTTGTTATCAATCATTTGTTTTGTTTTTTATTACCATGTTCCTGAGGTTAGGAATAAGGTTTAATTTTAAGAGAGGTTAAGAGAGATTTATTAGAGATTTAAGAGAGGTTTAAAAAGTAGTCAGAACGGGATTCGAACCCGCAAGTGGTACACCCAATTAATTCAGTTCCACCATCTGAATGTATTTAGGATGTGCGTCTACCATTCCGCCACCTGACTAAGTTAATATTAATTAACAGGATATAAAATCAAAATTCTTGGTTTCGACTTTATTTCCTGCCATTCTTTATCTGACATATCAGCTTCATCTGAAGTCCATCCAATTGAATAAACATCCCCTGACCATGTATTATAAGGAATGTAAACAGCATCTGAGTCAACACCTTTAAGTGGACTATACCCGTTACCCTCACTATCTTTTTGTAAAACCACTTCCATTTCGTCAGGAAGATTTGCGATTGATTCTTTTAATTGTTTAATATTCATAACCTTAATTTTTTAGCAGCAAGAACAGGAATCGAACCCGTACGAGTATCTCCCTACTTTTTTTTGTTAAGGAAGTATAACCTTGGGCTACGATACTCCACCCATCCGACTTGTGCGTCTACCATTCCGCCATCTTGCTAAAATTTACACCGTTCCATCCCTTTATCAACGCACGGTGCCAGCATTGCTCAACCTTCGGGTGGTAAGTACAAGGGTGGGATTTGAACCCACAATGTCAGCCGCGGTCGCCGCTTTGCGCTACCCATCCGCCACCTTGCTAATTTGCAAGTGAAGGAATCTAATCTTCGTCTTTTTGCCGTCGCAAAACATTTTAACACTAAACTAACTTGCGCCACAAAGATATAAATATATTCTTAAAAAATATTTTAAATTTGATAACAAAAATAATATTATATTTGCAGAAAGAAAATAAAAACAATGATAAAATTAATAGTTGCGGGTCGCCTTGGTACAGATGCTGAAATCAAGTCCGTTGGTGATACAACCGTTTGTTCTTTCTCCGTGGCACATACGGAAAAGACATTTGGAAACAATCCAACGGAAAAGACGGTTTGGGTGACGTGTTCAATGTGGGGTGACCGTGGTTCCAAACTTGCGCCTCATTTGGTAAAGGGTACGTATGTCGTAGTCGAAGGAACAGGTGGGGTTAATGCGTACATGAAGAACGGAGAACCAACGGGCGTTATTCGTTGCATGGTAAATAACATTGAATTTGGAGGCAAGGCAACGCCTGGGGAGAACAACCCGAAGATGACAAATGAAACAACGGTAAAAGACGAATCACTCCCATTTTAAATGACACCTGAGTATCAAAAGCAGTATCGGGAGAATATGACCGAGTACCAAAAGCAAAAGCAAAGGGAATATTTTAGGCTTTATCACCAGAATCAATCACCTGAAAAGAAGGCTGAGAAAAGCATTAGGAATAAAGCGTGGTATCAAGCGAACAAAGAGAGGGTTAATAAATACCAAATGGAACGTTATTACAGATTAAAAGAACAAAAAAATGAATGTCAATAAACCAGCCGCCGCCGTGTTTTCGGTAAGCTATCGGGACGAAAAAATAAGGAAAAAATTGCTTGATTTGCAATTTCAACTTTGGAAGGAAACAAACGTCAAACACTCGATGGAGGAGGTTTTAAACCTTTTATTGGACACATACCAAAAACAAAGTAAATGAGGTTAGGCATTGTCACCAATTTAACCAGTCCAACGACCGATTATTATCGTTCCGTTAATCCATTCATGCGGCTTCGCTCCCAGATGATAAATCTTCATATTACTTACCTTAATCCTGAGACGGTAAAGTGGTATGATTTTTACGACGTTGACGTTATCCTGTTTCAACGGCCCAATGGTGACGGAATGTTATCAATGATCGCGGAGGCGAAGAAGATGGGTAAAAAAATCATTCTTGACCACGACGATTTATTACATGAGGTTAACGCTGCGAATCCAGCGTCGGCACACTTCGGTAAAACGCAGGTAAAAGAATCTGTTGAAAAGGCTTTCAAGTATGCCGATTATATAATCGTTTCAACGCCGTACCTCAAAGAGTTTTACAAACAATTCTTTGACGAAAGTAAAATAATGGTTATTCCTAACGCTATTGACTTTCAAGTGACGCCACTTTGTCCCGTGTCACCTGATAAACTTGAGGCAAAGATTAAACGCGTGTTGTGGCGTGGAAGCATGACACACATTGAGGATTTAAAAACCGTGGATATATTTTGGCATTATGTCAGCAGCCGCAAGGACACAGAGGTTGCATTTATTGGTATTCCTGAGTGGTTGGGCAAAACGCTTTACCCAAATGTAAAGGTCATACCGTGGAACAATTCCTTGTTTCAATACTTTGAGCTCATTAAAAACAGTGCGGCACATTACGCCGTGTTCCCGTTGACAAATGACAATTTTAACCAAAGTAAGTCGAATAACTTTGCGATGGAGATGCTTGTCACTGGTTGCGTTCCTTATGCACCGAAGGAAATAACGGAGTTCAATGTCCCAGGCGTGCGGTTGTACGAGGGCAACGACGATTTAAGCGGACAATTTGAAAAGGCGTTGGAAAAGGACGGGGATTATTTTAATCATTTGCAGGCTGGGAGAAAATGGCTTTTGACTGAGCGAAATCTTCTCACCGTCAACAACAAACGTAAACAAGTGTTAAAAAGTATATGAAGCTAAAGGATATAAAACCAAACCCGAACAACCCACGCGTCCTAAGGGACGACAAGTTTCAAAAGCTAAAGCAAAGCATACAGGAGTTTCCAAAGATGCTATCGCTTCGCCCGATGGTCATTGACGAAAATAACGTGGTACTCGGGGGAAACATGAGGCTTCGCGCCTTGCAAGAACTTGGATTTACGGACGTGGATGAAACATGGGTAAAGCGAAGCAGCGATTTAACTGAGGAGGAAAAGAAGCGGTTTATCATTGCGGACAATGTAGCATTTGGAGAATGGGACTGGGATACACTGGCGAACGATTGGGACGTGGTGGACTTGGAAGCGTGGGGCATGGAGATACCGAATTGGTCGGCAGGTTCAGAATTAAACACAATGAATGAAGATGAATTGGATATTAATGAAGAGTTTGACCCTGTTGGTAATTCAAAAGGATTGCATCGTATTATTTTTATTTTTGATAATGAAGATTTAGCAGCCGAATGGTATGATAAAAATAAGATGAAATATGATTATAAAAATTTGGTGGTGACGATGTAGGGGTATGGCACGTTAATTTAAGTACAAAATATGCAAAATAAATTCCCTGTTTACATAATTAGCAAAGGAAGATTTGACGTTACAATGACTGCAAATTTATTTGAAGCAGATAACTTAGATTATTTAATAGCAGTTGAGCCACAAGAATATGATAGTTATGTAAATAAATTGGGAAAAGAAAGGGTGTTAAAATTACCTTTTGCAAATTTAGGACTTGGAAGTTTTCCTGCAAGAAATTTTTGTTGGGAGCATTCGATAAAATTAGGATATACGCATCATTGGTTATTTGACGATAACATAACATCTTTTTATAAATGGATTAATGGAAAAAG